GAGTAAAGACTTAGAAAAATTATGTACAGAAAGACCTGAAATCAAAGAAGCTATGTATAGAGATACTTGTGATGCCTATGTTATGAAATATCAACATGAGGATGCACAAGACATGGACCCAGACATTGAAATTGATGAAACTGGGTTATAATGGAAGACATATTTAGTTTATTAGATAACGTTCAAAAACCGGGCGATTTAGGGGTAAATAATAGAGTGTTAATAGTAGATGGTTTAAACCTTTACTTAAGAGCATTCGCAGTAAATGGAGCCCTAAATGACAATGGTGTACCTGTAGGAGGATTAACTGGATTTTTAAGATCTTTAGCTTATGCTATTAGAGAAGTTAACCCAACTAGAGTCATTATAGTTTATGATGGTCAAGGAGGTAGTCAACGTAGAAGAAAAATACATTCTGACTATAAAGCTAATAGAAAACCAGGTAAACGAATTACTAGATGGGATGCTTTTAAGAATTCAAATGAAGAAAAAGAAGCAATGAAAATCCAATTTTCAAGATTACTTGATTATTTAGATTTTCTTCCTGTTAACGTCATATCAATAGACAGAATTGAAGCAGATGATACAATTGCTTATATAGCTCATACTTTAATGAATGAAGACGTTACTATAATGTCTTCAGACCAAGATTTTTTACAATTAGTAAATGATAGGATTACAGTTTGGAGTCCAACAAAGAAAAAATTCTATACACCTAGAATGGTGATGGATGATTATGGAGTGCCGGCTCACAATTTTTTAATGTATAAGATTTTAATGGGTGATAAGTCTGATAACATCGAAGGTGTTAAAGGATTAGGACCTAAAAAATTACCTAAAATAATTCCAGATCTACTTACTCATAATACCCTTGATCTTGATTTCATTCTGGAACATGCAGGTAAAGGAGAAGAACCTATGCATAAAAGAATTGTTGAGTCGGAAACTCAACTTAAAATAAATGAAGAATTAATGGATTTAAAAAACCCACCAATTTCGGGTGAATTAAAATTACAAATAACAAGATTAATAGAAGCACCAATAAATTTGCTTTCCCGAAATGATTTTATTATGATGTATAATGATGACCAATTAGGAAATGCTATTGTGTCACCTGATTTATGGTTAAGGGAACATTTTATTAAATTAAATACATTAGCAAAACAAACACATGAGTAAATTAACCCAATATGGACATGCGTTTCAGATTAAGGCACTTGCTATCTTAATCACGGACAGAGACTTTCTACAACAAATTGCAGATATAGTTTCTCCTGATTATTTTGATAATGACGCTGGTAAATGGGTTATCAGAAAAACACTTAAATACTACAATGAATATAAAACAATTCCTACAATGGAAGTTTTTAAAGTTGAAATTGAAGGAATTCATCAAGAATTACAAAGTGTAGCTGTAAAAGATTTACTTAAACAAGCATACAAAGCATCTAAAGCAACAGATTTAAATTATGTAAAAGATGCTTTTTTAGATTTTTGTAAAAATCAAACATTAAAAAACGCTTTAATGAAATCAGTTGACCTACTAGAATTAGGAGATTACGATGATATTAGAAGTTTAATTGATAGAGCATTAAAAGCAGGAACAGAAAGAGACATTGGTCATGAATATGTTACTGAGCTAGAAGATCGATTCAGAGAAGAAGCTAGAAACACTGTGGAAACACCTTGGCCATTAATTAATAAATTACTTTGTGGTGGTTTAGGACAAGGTGATTTAGGAATGATAGCTGGTGGACCTGGAGGAGGAAAATCATGGGCTTTAGTAGCTTTAGGAGCCCAAGCAGTAAAAACAGGACACACAGTTATCCATTATACATTAGAATTAAATGAAAAGTATGTAGGTAGAAGATATGATGCTTGTTTTACTGAAATACCAGTTGGAGAAATTATGTTACATAAAGACAAAGTAAAAGATAAAGTAGAAAATTTACGAGGTGGTCTTTATATTAGAGAATATCCAGCAGGACAAGCAACAGTAAATACGATACATGCACATTTAGAAAAATGTATACAACAAAATATTGAACCAGATTTAATTATAATTGATTATGCTGATTTGTTAACTTCTAAAGCAAGTAAAGAAAAAAGAGACAAATTAGATGACATTTATACTAATTTACGTGGATTAGCTACCGAATTAAAATTACCAATTTGGACAGCTTCACAAGTAAATAGATCAGGAGCAAGAGAAGACATCATTCAAGGAGATAGAATGGCAGAAAGTTACAGTAAAATGATGATTACTGACTTTGCAATGTCTTTATCCAGAAATGCAGAAGATAAGGAAAACGGTACAGGAAGGTGGCATGTCATGAAAAATAGATATGGAGCTGACGGTATAACTTATGATTCTGTTATGGATACTGCAATAGGTAAGATTGCAATAAATATAAGAGGAAACAACAGAAATGAACAAACCCCCCCAGGAGAAATTTCGCCTGCGGAGCGAAGAAGACTTCGCGGAGCTTCTAACGATTTTTTTAATCTTTAATGGGTTTTCTTTGTATATATTGTATTTATCTCCACATGGGGGTATCAACCCTTTTTTTTGACACTAATAACTAATTTTTAAAGAGAACAATAAATGAACATCACGCAAGAAATTTTATCAGACATAGTAGTGTACAACAAGTATGCGAAGTACCTTCCAACAAAACAAAGAAGAGAAACATGGGAAGAATTAGTAACAAGAAATAAAGAAATGCATCAAAAGAAATTTCCTGATTTAAAAGATGAAATTGAAGAAGTATATGAAATGGTATACAATAAGAAAGTTTTACCATCAATGCGTAGCTTACAATTTGCAGGAAAACCAATTGATATAAATAATTCAAGAATTTTTAATTGTTCTTACTTACCAATTGACGATTGGAGATCATTTAGTGAAGTAATGTTTTTATTATTATCAGGATGTGGTGTTGGTTATAGTGTCCAAAAACATCATATAGAAAAATTACCAGAAATTAGAATTCCTAAAAAAACAAGAAGGTTCTTAGTAGGTGATTCAATAGAAGGATGGGCAGACTCAGTAAAAGTATTATTAAAATCATATTTTGGAATTACAACAGCAAGACCTGTTTTTGATTTTAGAGATATTAGACCAAAGGGAGCAGAATTAATTACAGTAGGGGGTAAGGCACCAGGTCCAGAACCATTAAAAGAATGTTTATTCCAAATACAAAAAGTATTAGATAGAAAAGAAGATGGACAACAATTAACTCCTATTGAAGCACATGATATTATTTGCCATATTGCAGACGCTGTATTATCTGGTGGTATTCGTAGAGCTGCATTAATTTCTTTATTTGATTTACATGATAATGAAATGCTAACAGCAAAACATGGTCATTGGTGGGAATTAAACCCACAAAGAGGTAGAGCTAATAATTCAGCAGTAGTTATTCGTTCAAAAGTTAGAAAAAAAGACTTTTTTGAATTATGGGATAAAATAGTTGCAAGTAATTCTGGAGAACCAGGAATATATTTTTCAAATGATAAAGATTGGGGAACTAACCCGTGTTGTGAAATTGCTTTAAGACCATTTCAATTTTGTAATTTAACTGAAATTAATGTATCAAATATAGAATCACAAGAAGATTTAAATAAAAGAGTAGCAGCGGGTGCATTTTTAGGAACTTTACAAGCAAGTTACACAGATTTTCATTATCTTCGTAGTGTTTGGCAAAAAACAACAGAAAAAGATGCACTTGTTGGTGTAGGAATGACAGGAATTGGTAGTGGTAAAGTTTTAGAATTTGATTTAGAATTAGCAGCTAAATATGCTAAAGCAGCTAATGAAGATCTTGCAAAAATTATAGGAATTAATAAAGCAGCTCGTGTAACAACAGTAAAACCTTCAGGAACTAGTTCATTAGTATTAGGAACTTCATCAGGAATTCATGCTTGGCATAATGATTTTTATATTAGAAGAATGAGATTAGGTAAAAACGAAGCACTTTATCAATATCTTGCACAAAATCATCCAGAATTAGTAGAAGATGATTTCTTTAAACCAGACTTACAAGCAGTTGTTTCAGTTCCCCAAAAAGCACCTAATGGAGCAATTTATAGAACAGAAAGTGCTATGGATCTCTTAGAAAGAACTAAAAAATTCAATATGGAATGGGTAAAACAAGGACATAGAAAAGGAGCCAATACAAATAATGTATCAGCTACAATTTCAGTTAAACAAGATGAATGGGATCAAGTAGGAGAATGGATGTGGAAAAATAAAAACACATTTAATGGTTTATCTGTTTTACCTTATGATAATGGTTCTTATACACAAGCACCTTTTGAAGACATAACAGAAGATAAATTTAAAGAAATGGAAAGTCATTTAAATAATATAAATTTAAAAAATATAGTTGAAATGACAGATGAAACTGATTTAAAAGACCAAGCAGCTTGTGCTGGTGGGGCATGTGAAATAGTGTAATGAGAAAAGACGATTGGATTACAAAATTATATTATAAACAGTTAAGTGATAAAATACGAAATAATAGAGATACAAGGGACATTATTCCAAGTAAAACGAAAATTCCCAGAACACAGGATCAATTTAGAAAAGGGAAATATAGCTGATCTTAAATTATTTTTTCACTGTGATACATTATTTAAAGCAAAAGGATACCTTTGGGTATGTAACAAAATAAAAGACGTAAGTTATGAAGAAATCAAATAAAAAACCAACATTAGAGGATTTTTTAAAAGACACAGAAAAATTATTGGAATATATTAACGATCTAAATAATATTTCTTTAGAAGATATGAAAATAGATGAGATGGAAAAAAAACAAAAAGATTTTGAGAAAAAATATAAAGATTTTCTTCCTAAAGATAATTTGGATTCCAAAAAATAAATTATTATATATTAAAAAATAAAAGTTATGTTTATAAGTACAAAAGTTTTTGATGGTTTTAGTTGTTGTTTTAGACAATGGAAAGCTACTACCACACACTGCCAATATCTACATGGATATGGTATTTCATTTAAAGTATGGTTTGAAGGTGAATTAGACGAAAGAAATTGGGTCTGGGATTTTGGTGGTATGAAAAGAGCTAAAACAAAAATAGATGGTAAATCACCTAAAGAATGGATGGATTATATGTTTGATCATACTGTTTTAGTAGCAGAAGATGATCCTATGAGGATGCAATTTGAAATGATGCATAATGATCAACCTCGTGGTAAACAATATAATGGACCTATGCAAATTAGAATAGTACCAGCTACAGGAGCAGAAAAATTCGCAGAATTTATTTATAATAAATTAAATAAATTTGTAAAAGAAGAAACTAATAATAGAGTTAGAGTACAAAAAGTAGAATTCAGAGAACATAATAAAAACTCAGCAATATACTCCCCAACATATGTTTAAAATTTCACATGAACTTCCAGTAAATATGCTCTCTAAGAGCTTTGAAATTAATGATTATGAGTATTGTTTACCTCATTTATTAGATCAAAACGAAACCTATAGAAAGCATTTTGAATATGCTAAAGAATCAGGTAGTTATATCATAATGGATAATTCACTTCATGAATTAGGTGAAGCATATGACACAAAAAGATTACTACATTGGATTGAACATTTAGAACCAAATGAATTTATAGTACCTGATGTTTGGCAAGATCAAACACATACATTAGTTAATGCTAAGTATTGGATGAATGGTTATGAATTACCTGAAAATACAACTAAAGTAGCTGTAGTACAAGCAAAAAATTATAGTGAAGCAGTATCATGTTATAATATTTTAAGTACTCATCATGGTTATAAAAAAATAGCATTTAGTTATGGCGCAGATTGGTATGCTGATGAATTTCCACACCCAAATCCTTTAGTTGGTAAAATGATGGGTCGTATCATGGTTATATCTAGAATGTATAAAAGCGGTGTAATAGATAAAAGTGATAGAGTTCATTTATTAGGATGTGCTTTACCACAAGAATTTGGTTATTATGCTGATTTTCCTTTTATAGAATCAATTGACACATCAAATCCAATAATCCATGGTTTACAAGGTGTAAAATATAGTAGTTTAGGTTTATTAACTAAATCATCAACAAAAATAGATCAAATAGAAGAAGAACTCACTACAGAAAGACTGTATGATATTAATCACAATCTTATCCGATTTAAACAATTTATAGAGGATAGCAATACACAATTATACTAATGATATTAATTACAATCACAATATGTGCTTTAGCGTTTGCTGCATACGTTTATTTTTCACATAACAAAATCGCAGAAAGAAAAGCAGAAGCCATGTTGGCAAAGTGGAAAGTTAAAGAAGAAAAAGCTATCCGAGAAGATGCCTATTCAAGGTCACGAGCAGTAAGTTTTGGAAAGACAATAGAACATTATGTTCCTTTTATGGAAAATTTTCCAGTAGACCCTAAAGACGTACAATTTTTTGGAAAACCAATAGATTATGTGGCTTTCTCAAATAGAGGTAGTAGAAAAAAATGTGCAATTCATTTTATTGAAGTAAAAAGTGGAAATTCACAATTAAATGGTCATCAAAAGAACATTAAAGATGCTATATTAAAAGGAAGAGTACATTGGCACGAACACACAGCAGATGGAATCTGGGAGCACGAAACTAGAAAACAACATTTAAAAAAGAAGTAAATATGAAGAAACAAGCAGTATTATCATTATCAGGTGGAATGGATAGTAGCACAGTACTATTACACCTATTAGCAGAAGGTTATGAAGTAACAGCATTAAGTTTTGATTATGGTCAAAAACATAATGTGGAATTAGAAAGAGCAGCAGAATTAATTGAGTATTTAGATAGAAATGGACATTCAGTAAAATATCAAAGAATTACTTTACAAGGATTAGTATCATTATTAAATTCAAATTTAGTAAAAGGAGGAGATGATGTACCTGAAGGACATTATGAAGAAGAAAATATGAAAGATACTGTTGTACCTAATAGAAATAAAATGTTTTCTTCAATTATACAAGCAGCAGCACTATCAATTGCAAATGCTAAAGATTGTGATGTAAAAATCGCAATGGGTATCCATGCAGGTGATCATGCTATTTATCCTGATTGTAGACAAGAATTTAGAGATGCAGATTATAAAGCATTTACAGAAGGAAATTGGGATGCTGATAAAGTAACCTATTATACTCCTTTTTTAAATGGCGATAAATTTGATATATTAGTTGAAGGACAATCAGCTTGTCATAAGCTAGGTATTGATTTTGATGAAGTTTATAAAAGAACTAATACGTCGTATAAACCAACAGCTGAGGGATTATCTGATTATAAATCAGCTTCATCAGTAGAAAGAATTGAAGCATTCCTAAAATTAGGAAGAAAAGACCCAGTTGAATATGTTGATGGATGGGATGTAGCTAAAACCCATGTAGAAAAATTACTAGCAAATTATTAACACACAGTGACCGTAAAACCACTTTAAAAAATGTACGATGAGAAAAAGAATAGAAGATTATGGTAAGACATTACCAGTACTAGAATTATACCGTGCTGTTCAGTCAGAAGGTAGTAGATTTGGAAGACCAACAGTAGTTATTAGAACTACAGGTTGTACACATAGATGCTATTTTGGAGAAGGAGGATGGTGTGATAGTTGGTATACAAGTATTCATCCAGAAAAAGGACAATATAATTTTAATGATATTGTAAAATTTTATGATGAAAACCCCCACGTAAAAGAAATGATGCTAACAGGAGGATCACCAACAATGCATCCTGCTTTAGTTAACGAATTAACACACTTTGCTCATGAAAGAGATATTATCATTACTATTGAAACTGAAGGATCAGCTTTTGTTGAAACCGATTATCCTATTGGTCTTTTGTCTATTAGTCCTAAGTTTTCTAATAGCGTTCCTGTGGAAGGAGCTGTTACGCCTGCTGGGAAGGTTGTTGACGAACGATTCATAAAAATACATAATAGAAAAAGATTAAACACATCTGCTATTAAACAGATGATAGAATTTCACACAGATTATCATTATAAACCTGTTTGGGATGGTACAGATAAAAATTTAAAGGAAATAGAAG